ATTGACGGTTCACTTCACGTTTCAGGTCCTTGCGGATACCTTCGGTCTCTGACCGCACCGCTCGAATAAACGAGCCGCGGTCTTTCGACATGGCCTTGATAATCGGACCCGAAACCTGGATACGGCCGTAGTTGTACCGGATCGGCAGGTGAGCTTCGGAGTAGCCCTGGTTGTTCGCGGTTGGCAGGGTGCCGCCCTCGCCTCGAGCGCCGACACCGTCGGAACGGCTGGTATGCAACGCAAGGTAGGCACGGAGACCGACTACGTCGTCGGTGTTCTCCTCGATCTGGGAAAGAATGAAGCAGGTGTTGTTCAGCTGTTCTCGGAGAGGGTCTTTGTAGTCCTCTTTGAGGACAGCATCGGCTGTGGTGAAGGTGAGACTCAACAGTCACTCCCTTGTCGTCAGGCTGGGAGCGACTTGGCAACACCCCTTAGTCAGCGGCGACCCATGTCGGGGCCGTACACGCTGTCAAGGCGGGCTGCCATCCGTTCCTCAGCGGTCGCTTCGGATGGCACCTGTGGGGGTGCAGCACCCTCCGGGGGTGGCTGCGGGACCGACGCCGGGCCGGTTGTCGCAGGTTCAGCAGTTTCACCCAGTTGAGTCCGCAGGACTCGATCGGCCATCTCCACGTCCTGACGTGGATCACCCGATGGGTTCAACCTCACCAGCGACATTAGCATCGCTGTCCGCTCATCTGTGTAATACCTCTGCCCGGTCTGCGGATTCTGGGTTGTTTGCGTCGCGTATCCCTTCTCACCGAGCGCCGTGTCAAGCTGCGAACCCAGTTGGCGTAGCCGCGCAGCGGACGCTGCCTGCTTCTGTCTCTGATCAAACTTTTGGGTCGCTTCGCCCATCCCCGACGAGATACCTTCAGCGATCTTCTCTTGGATATACGCGGCCATCTGCTCCGGGTCGTACAGATCCGGGCCGCCGTCCTCACCAGGAGCCGGCGCTACCGGCGCAGCCGGTTCAGGAGCGGCAGCCATGTCGTAACCCAGTTCGCGTAGCTCGTCGGCTAACGGCCGAGCCTGCGGATTGGCACGCACATAGTTCTCGTACAGGGTTTTGCCGTTCGTTAACATCCATTCGGCTGCGTTGCCAACATCACCGGACCCGATTTGCGCGGCTAGCTGCAAGAACACTCGCTGATCCTGCGGGTTCATGGTCCCTAACGTGTCAGCGAACGAATGATCCCCGAACGCTTCCTCGTACTCGCGGAGCTTGACCCGCCGATTCGCGAGTTCGCGGCGCAGTTTCGACGCGTCGGGGTGACCGGACTGCTCGAGCGAGTCGATGGCCTGATCAAGTTGCTCGTCAGACATCGACTCCTCACCCCCCACAGGCACAGGGGCCGGTGTGGTGGGTTCGGGTGGGGTTTCGGCAGCGTCGATCGTGGCGTTCACCTGATCAGCGTTCGGCAACGGAACCGATGCGGGTCCGTCACCGCCGCCGGGTAACCCACCGGTCGCTCCACTAGTGTCTTTCGGTTCGGGGCGGGCGTCGCGGCCTGCCATCTGATCTTTGCGGGCTTGCTCCGCGCCTGGCGGGGCTTGTGCAGCCATGATTGACCTCCTGGGTCAACGAGGTTCGGTTAGGGGTTCCTCGAGGGTTTCTGGCGGGGTTCCAGCGGGAGCGTACAAGTCGCAGACATAGACGGGGCTGATTCCGCCGGCTACAAGGTCACAGAACCCGCCTTGATCTTCAGCTAAGAAATTGGTGCAATCAGCGCACGATTCGGTGCCTTCTTCGGCTGGCCGGTACGACACATCGTTTTTGGCTTGTTTGTCGCCACTGCCCAGCATGGCATCCATACGAGACCGGCCCGCCTCTTCGGGTCCCATCATCGGTGACGGCATTCCCATTGGTGGCATCATGCCCATCAGCCGACACCCGCCGGAGGCCCACCACTGCCGGCTTGCATTTGTGCAGCAGCCATCTGCTGCGCGGCTTGCGGTGGTGGAACTGTTGATCCTGGCGGAGCGTTGGCTTGCGGCACTCCACCCAAACCCGGTTTGAGTTGGTTCATTTGCATCTGATCAGCGGATTCTTCCATCGCGAGTCGTTGATGCGCCTGAATGTGCAAGTCGAGAACTTCGCGGGTGTCGTCGGTGAGCCGCCGGTACGCCATCGACTTACGAAACGCGTTGTGTTCAGCGATATGCGCGCCGTGATCATCAAACTTTTCGGGGAACTCGACTGAGCCCTGCTCGATCAAGAAATGTTCCCGGTGAGCTTTTGCTGCGTCAGGGGCAACAACCTGCCCGAAAAACTCGGGACCCAAGTTCAGCATCTTTGCGTGAACCATCGGGTTTTGTGGCACCAATCCACGGTCAATGAGTTGCAACGCTGCGATCATGCGTTGTGTGCGGGACTTCGGCATGGTTGCTTCGAGCGGAACCCGAACTCGTGACGAGCCTTTAAGCATCGAACCGTTCCAGGTGATGTCCATTGGAACCATTGTGTCGCCGCCTTCGAGTTCGACGGTTTGTTTGCGGGTGTCCTTTACGTTGGCTATGAGGACTTCGAGGACAAGGTTTGCTACGTCCGCCCATCCGTTTGCTTGTTCGCGGGCCATGCGCGACAACGGAGTCTCCCCACCCTCTTTGAGAATGCCGAGTGCGGCTCCTGAGTTGCGGTCACCTGGGGCGATGCCTTTCATTACGTCGTTGACGTGCATGATGTCATCGAGCCGCTGTTTGAGTGTGTCGGGTTGCTGGTACTGCCACCGTGGGATTTGTGGCGCGGCCAGCCAGTACGGTTTGTTGTCCGCGAAGTCGGCGTAGTACAACACGATTTCGCCGGGTGTGTCGGTTAGTGAGGTGTTGTCGTCAAGCGAGCCGTGCGGGGCGAACATGCGAGCTATCCCGGTGCGTTTCGCGTGTTCTAACAGGATTGACTGGGTGGCGTTGTACTCGAGTTGCACGTTCCGTGCCGAGTTCATCAGTGTGTCGCCGTTCCACCGACCCGAGATGATCTGTTGCCGGAACGGAACGATGTTGAGGCGATGCTCGAACGGAAACGGCCATTTGTGGGGCCCGTCGATCACTTTTTCGTTGCAGACAGTCACCACTAAACCGTTTTTGCGGCGACGGTTGGGGCGTTCGTAGTAGGTGAACACGTTGCACAACTCGAGGTTCACGTCGTAGCCACGTTCAGCGAGCAGACGGCGTTGCATCGGGCCGTGCGCTGTCGCATACGCGTCAGGTCTCGGTGTGTAGGAGAGTCCGTAGTCAAACTCGACTTGTTCGACGGGTACCGCTGTAGCCCGAATCCAGTGGTAGGCGTCGCGGTGGTGGCGCACACCGGGCTGCATTGTGAACTCGGAGATACCTAGTTGAGTGAGTTTCACGTTCCCGTCGGCTTTGATGCGACCGGATTGGTCTCGGCGGGCACCGTTCGGGTCCCAGTCGATGCAGATAGCTGACGTGCCACCCATGAAAGCGTCGAACACCGCGGAGGCTCGCAACGTTTCCCAGTCCTGTTCTATCCGCAACCCTTCTAACACAAGTTCGCGTAGCCGACTGGACTGCATCGACGACGAATCAGATGCGTCGGGTGGACACTCGAACGACAGATCCGAACCCAAGAACTTGCCGAGCAGCGTTTCGATGTTGGGTTTGATGAGATTATGCGTCGTTTTGGTGCGTTCAACTTCGCCGAGAGTTGTGACGACAGCTTCGGTGACACCGGTACGTTCGTCGTAGTTCACCCACTGCTCGTCGTGATAAAACGCGTTCGATAACCAGAAGCTACGCCGGTCACGGAGCAGGGCTTTGTCGCCTTCGTCCCACCGTCGAAGAACCTCGACGACAACCGGTTCAGCTTTCTGCTTCTTAGGCATCAGCCTTAGCCATCAGTTCGTCGACCGTGTCAGTGAACCCGCGTTCAGCCTGCGCAGGGGTTTGAGTGTCGATGTCGCCGAGACTGTCACGAGTGCGGGCTTCGGCCGCGGCTTTGCCTCGCAACGGCCGGCGACTAATCACAGCCTCAGTTTGCGCTCGAGCTTTCTCAGCGCGGGTTTCGTTGAGCGAAGCGACCTGCTCAAGTGATCCGTATTCGCCGGCGTGTTTGGCGAGGACCGCCCGCAGGAGCCGTTCGTAGGTGGTGAACCATTCACCTTGACGGCGTTCCTGCCGGCGGTCCCGTACCTCTATCAGCACCAGCAGACAGACGATGACAGCTACGAGTGTTGCGAGGGTGATGCCGACGAGGATGGTGTTCACACTGACTCCAAGGTTTCGTTGACGATAGTTTCGATTCGGGTTCGCAGCGTCGCTAACGCGTCACGGTACGCGTCAGCTTCGGCGGCTGCTGTTACGCGTTCGGCTCGCAACACATCGGATTCGTCGGGGGTTAACATGCCATGCAAATGCCCCATTTCGAGGACACAGTTCGGACATACCCAGACTTTGCCGTCGCGGGGATCGCCGGTCACATCCCGTCCGGTTTCAACGGCGGGCGTGTCGCTGCCGTTGCAGATAACGCAGCCGTTCACGGCCTGGTTGTAGGTGTCTGAGAGGTGCATTGGTTCTCCACAGTAGTCAGGCTGATGGGTTCACCGGTTGACGGTGGGTGACACGGTACCGGTCGAGGTGTCTAGCGATCTTAGATCGGCGGTCTGGGTCGTCGCGGCCGGCTCGGCGGCGGCGGGCCATCAGCAGGTACCGGAGCGTGTCGCAGGCATGATCCGAGTCGTTTTTGACGATGTCCTCAGGGTTCGTTTCGGCTGATACTTGTTCGGGGAGTGTGTCGAGCAGATACCCGCAGACAGGAAAGAACTGGATGTGGGTGGTGCCGTCGTCGTCTATCCGCAGATATTCACGAACGTTGGTCCAGCCGGTAACCCGATCGTTGTTCGCTGGTTGAACATGCAGCCCAGCACGGGCGTATTGCTGAGCGATTGGTGGCCCGACTCCGGTACGAGCAAAAATGGATGGGTCAGCGACCGTTTCGTTGATTCGTTCGGGGTGTTGCCGGCCACCGTCACCAGATTTCCATAGCGACAGTCGCAGAATGTCGTCGGCCTGGTCCGTTGCTGGGCGTCGGGTTGCTTTGTATTCGCGGTACACCCATGCTTTGCCGTCCCAGTCGAACGCTGCCCACAGGCACACGGTCGGGTTGACGTAGCCGTAGTCGATGCCCCTGATGCGTTCCCACGCTTCGGGAACTGTGAACGGTTTGGTGACGTGCAAGTCTCGGCGGAACTGGTCGAAGAACTGACCACCGAACGCGTCCCAGTCACCGTCTAAGAGGTGTTTGCGGTCGAGTTCGGCCATGCCTTTCAAGTTTCGGACGTAGTCGGGGTCCATGTGCGGGTTGTCGTACACAAGTGCTTGAACAAACGCGATGGTTTTGCGTGATTCGGGGTCACCTTCGATTTCTTCGACTGTGACCACATCCGTGCCGTACCGGGTTCGGGTCACGAAATAGTCTTTGACCCATTTGTGGCCCCGGTCGCCAGGGTTTGTCATCGCGATGATGTGAGGCCGGATACCTTTCGAGCGTTTCCTGGCTGTGGTCCGGCAACGCGACTTGATGTACCGATAGACAGGTTCACGAAACTGGGTTAGTTCCTCGAAGATAATGAAGTCGTATTCGTCTGACCGGTACTGGTACTTGTCGACTTCCTCGTCCGCGAATCCGAACTGGATAACTGATCCGTTGCGGCACACCCACCTGTACCTCGACGGCGAATACTTCGCTTTCGACTGATCAAACTTCTCCAACGAGCGTTCGATGACGGAGCGTTCCAGTTCACGAAAATTGGTTCGGAGCATCAGGGTGCGATGCCCGGGCTGTTCCATCGACAGTCGCCACGCCCGATGCAACGCCCAATCAGTTTTGCCGCCGCCGGCAGCACCGCCGTACAACAACTCGTCTACTTCGTCGGCTAGTTCGTCAGCGAACTGCTGTTTCGGTGACAGAACCCACGCTTCGGCTTCGGCTTGCATGGCGTCCATAACGACCTGTAACTGGTCGTCGGTAAGCCCGTCTAGTTCCTCGTCTGAGAGGAGCAGCGGATGATCAACCGGTGTTGCCACCCTCGACCACTTCCAGACCCTTCGCGCCTTTGCGTTGGATCTCCTCGCGCCATTCACGGATCATTGCTTTGCGTTCCTCAGCGGTGATTGTCAGCGACGGGTCTTTCTTGCCCAACTCGAGGCGGGCAACTGACACAAGACTGTTCAGCGTTGAGGACAGGTCGCGGGCCGGGATGACAGTGTCACCGGACAGGATTCCGGTAACCAAATATTTTGCTGCTGCATACGCAAGGTCGGGTAACGCGTCGCCGTCGTGTAGCTGCGCTACTTTTGCTGCCTGGTCGCGAGCCAACCCCAACACTCTGAGGTCACGCTCGAGGCCTTTACGAACTTCGGCTAACGCTTTCTCGTGGGCTTGAGCTTCGACACGAACAGCTTTTTGTTCGTCGAAGTCGCCTCCGTCAATGATGTCACGTGGGGTTTTCGGCATGTTTCACCATCAGCCCGATAGTCGACGCTAGGGCTGCTGCTTCGCTGTCCCATCCTAGATCAGAACACAAAGCCGCTAGGGCTTGCACCCGAGGGACTTGGCCTTCGAGGTCCGGGTCGGGCAGAAACTTGCGTAGCCCGTCAAGCGTTTCGACTGTTTCGCCGAGCATCTGTTGACACTCCACAAGCTGCACTTTGACAAGGTCACGGTCGGCTCGCAACCGGTCGATTTCCTTGTTGAGTTTCTTGCGGAGCGCAGCGTTACTCACCGTCCATGTCCTCAGTGAGCTTGTTGGCAGCGTGCCGAATTGCTTGAACTGTGGACGTGACCGGTTCGCCGCCTTGATCCTCAACAGTTTCAGCAAGCGCCAACGCCCAACTGGTGAGGTCCTGTATCACACACGCGGCGAGTATCTGGTCCTCGATAGCGTCCGCGGTTAACTCGTTGAACATCGCGGTTTCGCCCAGCGACAGGGCAGTAACAAGCCCGGTGCAGAGTTCGGTTACTCGACCAAAGCCGCCAAACGGTTCCAAGCTGTCCGGCCCGACACGTTCCGGTTCGGTGCCCGCAACTCGAGCAACGCCGTCCGAATCTCGGTTTTCATGTGTTGAACCTCGAGTTCGGCTGGGGTGAGAGGAGCCGGCTCCGGGGGTTTCTTCGCTGCGACCTTCTTGGCTTTCTTGGCTGGGGTTTTCGTTGGCATTGTCGTGGCCTTTCATCGACTTGTCCTCCTACTCTGACGGGTACCGACCAGAGTAGTCGTTGGGGGTGTCATTCAGCGGTGACAGTGACCTGCGAGAAGTCGTGCGCTGTTTGCTGTTCGAGTTGTTTGGTGCGCCGCTGGAGAACTGTGGCTTGCAGAAACTCGATGATGCGTCGATGCAAGTTGTCGACTTCGCTGATTCCTTCACGGGCCGGGCCGTGAACAAACATCGCGGCTTGCGCTGCTTCGTCGGCGAGGTCGTCGGGTATGTCGAGGGTGAGTTTCATGGGTTCCTTGTCAGGGGAGGGTGGCGATGACCTGTTCGCCACCAGTCGTGGACGCCACCAACTCTCGGCTTCCGTTAACTGTTCGGGTTGAGAGGGTGATCCCGCCGATAGTCACAGCCCCATCAGCGGCGACAGCGAACAGCGGCGGACCAGAAGGCACGTTCTGGGTTTTGGTGGGGCCGTAGTGAATGAACGCTTCACTGGGCGCAGCACCAACGTCGGAACGGGCAAGAATGCTGTACTCGAACGTGCCCGGCAGATGTTTGGCTGAACGAATGAACAGCCCAGCGCGAACATCGGACTGACTGTTGCAGGTGACCGACACGGCAGCGCCGTGGTTGGGTTCGCTGGTGTTGTTGTGAGCACCGATCTCCGCACCCAGCAGCGGGCCTTTGAGGCCTTCGGC